AAACTTGGCAAGGTAAACCTGTGAACAAATTGTGAACATTTCCCCAATCTGTTCATATTTTGTTCATAATTGCAAAACTGGCATGGTTCTTGCTAGGCAACTATAACATTAAATTGTCTGACAATATCACACAAAGTCTGTCACTTATCCTGTTGACATATTAGTTCATTTGGACTATAATAAACTCAACAAATCAATACAGCACAGCCAACTAGGCAGGAGGGTGAAATGATGAGTGAAGCAAGATTATATGAATTAGCACATGAAAAAGAACTTTGGAAAGAATTAAAAATCTTGAACACGAAATGAAAGAAAAAGGATTTGAATAGGAGGATTAAACCATGAAATACAATCAATATTATAACAAAGAGGTCATGAACCTTAAACAACTTACTCATGATCTTGAGAAACAAGGCTTCACTTGTGAGATATCCGAAGATGGTGATTATTTATGTGTATACTATCTTTGCTATATAGATTACATTGAAATAGCCTTAACTGGCTATAAGGATTGGTCGGTAGCTTACTATCAGTCATTTAAAGGACTTAAAATCTACAAGGCATCAACAAACTGGGGTGTAATCAAGCTGCTCAGAAAGCTTTTGAAAGAAGCAAAATAAAATGGTAGCCCGGCATCTGCTGGGCTACCTCTCTTTTACATCGTAATTGACCCTCTATGAATCTGTACCTGTGTAACGTTTGTTAAAGTCCGGTAGTTATGCTTATCGTCTGAAATATCATACAAGCTCAAATAGATATGTCGACCTCGGAAGTTAAGCTGTGCAGGAATGTGAAAAAAGTCACTGCCGGACTTAACGATCACGGTTGTTGGGTAGCATGTATAGCCGTTATGGTCTCCAATAAATGAAGTCGAATAGATACGCCCCAAACGGTATTCAGTGCCATCACAGACAAGAGTTCCGCTGTTTGGTAGGCAAACATAGTTACCCCAGATTAAAGTGCTTGTATTTTCATTATATGAGCTTACAAAAGTCCAGCTTGCCCCAGGAGCAGGTGTAAAGTCGCCTGCTTCAAAATTTGCACTGACTTCGTAAAATGATGGGCTGCATGCCCCTGTTTCGACAGCTGTAGCAAGATAGGTAGCAAGCCGTTCCTGCCCTGTTGTGTTGGGGTGAAATCCGTCAGATGCAAGAAAGCCGTCAGCATGGAGGATATAATCTGACCCTGCCAAATACCGCCAATTCTTACGCTGTGTGTTATAAACAGATTTTGCAATCTTTAACCGATTTTGCACGTTTGGGTCATCCGTCCGGTCAACTGACCATGCTACCATAGCGGCAAATACTTTTGCATTTGGGAATCTGACCTCCGCAGCACCAATAAAAGCATTGATTGCATTTTCAATCTCTGAATAGGTTCCGAACTCATTAAACCCCCCAACTACAAGGATCTGTTTCACGTCATCAGAAGCTGGCACAGCATTTAAAAGCATAAGGAATGAATTGGAAGCTGTCGAAAATGAAGCTCCACCATTTGCAGAAATAGTAACATTCTCAAGCCCTGTGTAATTGATAAAGTTAGTAGTCCAAGGCTGTAGATTACCATCTGGACTATAACCAACCGTGTAGCTGTCTCCGATGATGATGGTTTTTCCGGAGTGGTCAAAAAGTCCCTCCCTTTTTTGTAACTTTGTGATCTCAGATGTATTTGTTCCAACCTGTTCTTTTAATGGAACAATCTGTTCAGTGATGACTTTTGTAGTAGCATCATTTACTACTTTTCCGATTTCTCCATCATCAAGTGATTTTTGAATAGCATCATCGATCATGGTTTGAGCTGTATCTTTTATGTGTGTCCACTCCTCATGATCTTTACTTGCCTGTTTGCCAACTTTAAGCAACCAGTCCAGGTTCATATCCTGCATAGAACTATGTGGGTATTCAAAAAACATAATCATTCCTCCTTAATAAATTAATAAAAGCAGATCCTGTGCAAAAAGTCCAGTACAATAGTCAATAAAGCTTTGCTTCCTCAGACTGAGCTCAGATAGCCCCATCTGTTGCGAAGTAGTCACACCAATATTCCCATGAATACGTCCGGAATGCTTATTCTGTCCTGTCTCTCGGCTTGTTTCACCTTTTCCGTATTCAAACGTGTTTTTGTTTTCCCCAGAGCTTTGTACTTTTGTGCTACCCCCGTACTCTGTCGTTGTTTTTTCGTTCGGACTGTAGCTGGAATCATTAAAAGCACTGACTTCATTGGTAGCTGTATCTGACCCAGAGTTAGTAGTAGTGGTTCCCTGTCCTGCCTCTGCCCTATTTACATCCTGCCCGGAACTTTGACTTGTTCGTGTCATATCCGGGCTATCTGTCCATTCTTCATGACGGTCATAGTTTTCAAGTGGTTCATACTCAGTTAAATCTAATACCTTGTATACTTTGTCTATACTTCTTTTCCACTTCCTGCTCCATGCAGGGATGGCATTCTCATGCATAAAATCCCAGTCTGGATAAAGTGGCTCACAATCCCCATATGACAGAAGCAAACTGTCGATAAAATTCTGCCTGTCGGCTGATTCAGGGAACTCCATCCTGTCAAAGAGGGTATCGTTCCATTCATAAAGTCCTGCTATCGTCACTCTATAAAGTCCCATATGGTTTCACCTCCGCAGTTTCATAGCTTCTGATCTTGATTGATAAGTTCATCTCCGGATAAAGTCTGTTTGTCATATCAACCCCTGCTTGCATAGTCTCAAGCCAAGTAGTGAGCCGTGTCACGGATTCTGCATCATTTTTGCTTGTTTCAAGTACATTCAGACGTTCTTTTTTATCAGATCCGACAGATGGAATACCCACCTCTGTATCGAACTGATCCAGAAGTTTCTCAAATACCTCAATCAGCTCCGGTGCAATGAAGTTTTGCTTCAGATCTTTATTAAAGCTCTCCCAGGCTTCCTGTTTGACTCCTTGTCTGTCCTCACTTTTTATCGATACGTCAAAAGCCTCAACCGGATTACCAGCTTGTATGCTGTCATAGATTTTTTTCAACGTCTGTGCTGCTGCCTTGTTTTTTGCAGCTATCAGAAAAGCTAATTTTGAGTTGAACACGTTCATGTCAAAAGCACTTGCTACCAGTGCCAGCTTATAGCTGTAAAAACCAATGATATCTCCAATCCCACAAAAAGTAGGACTGAGATAGATGACTGAACAGTCTTTTCCAATCTCCATGTCCTCCATGTCAATCTCTGCGTTGCTTGCATACGTGTGTATAGTAGCTGTGGTTGGTTTGAAATAAATATTGTAGCCTGTCAGCATTGGATACTGTGCAATCAGTCCATAAAGGTCTGTCTTTGTGATGCAAATATACCCCCCGAAAAGCAAGCAATATTTGAAATAATCAATGTCAATAGTTCCATTATAGGTAATGTCCAAAATAGAACAAACACGCTCATAAAGCATCCGATCAAACGTATCTGTGTATAAGCTATCTACTTTTATTCCGGATGGCTGGAAGTAATTTGTGCAAATGTTGATTTTATCGAAATTAACCGGTGTCCACATGTTTATCACCTCTTTCTATTCAAAGTAAAACCCGTTATTTAGGTAGCTGTTTACCTGTTCTTGATCCCCCTCAAATCCTGCAATCTGGATAGATGCATTTCTACACTTTACAAATCCAGTCAGTCCAGATATAGAGCGTACAGTGCCATCTACAAACCCCTCACTTGCTCCATCTGGATCCATGCTTGTACAGGCATAGGAATTAAACTCTAAAATCTGATTGTTGAGAATATTCGATATGTTCCCAACAGTTCCAAGCATAGAAATCTCTGGTGCGGTAATACTTCTGCCTGCATCTATTCCTGCTGATACTCCTTGTGCAATGTTTCCCTGTAAGCCAGCACCGACAAGGCTCACAGCTGACGTAGCTAGTTGTGCTATGTTTGTGCTGGCATAACCGATTTGCACAGGGACTGATAATTGCAGCTGATAAGACGCAAAAACAACTTTCTTTGATTGCAAAAACACGTTGCATAATCCGCTTGTTGCATCAAACTGATATAGTGCATTTACGCTTTCATCTATCTTGTATGGATTGAGGGCAACCACTCCAATAAAAGGGAGTTTTATAAAATAGTTTGAAAAAGATGAAGTATAGTATCTAAAATCTGTAATAGCGTAAAGTGGATTGTCAAAAGCAAAAGAATACGAAAAATTAACCACTGTATCTTCATCAATTCTTTTTGCTACCACCCCACTGTCCCAAAATCCTAGTTGGATTGCTTCATCATTGCTGCTTTTAAAAGCAGATTCAACAAATGGCACCCATTTCAAATCAACTATATATTTAAATGGGTCAAACATTAACTTTGTAATGGCATCTTGTATTACGTCAGTAAAATTTGATTCCGTGTACATAAAGTCAAGCAAGTTATTTAATTGATCACCGTTTATATAATATGACGCAACTCCGGTTCTCGAAACTACCCGTATTATATATTGCTGTGAATATGCACTTGTCATTATTTTCTCTTTATGAGTTACATTCCTTGTGGTTAACACCCAATCATTTGTTGGGATATACATAGAGTCGTTGGCAAGCGTAGTTTGCTTACTTGATCGCTCGATAAAACATGTGTAGTTGCTGATCTCTGTCCGGTATGTTGCTAACACGTCCTCACTTGCTGAGATCTCAACCATGTCATTATTTAACGATACTGTTGAATTGATAAAATAGTAATGGTCAGCCCATTTCAGATAGTTAAATTGCAACGCACTATCCAGTGCTAGCTTTAACTTAAATACTGGATTTTGAAAAGTGGTATTTGATTTTAAAAGACAGGGCACAGTAGTGCCCTGTCCCGTTGGTCTTTTGGTACTGTTTTTTCTTTTGGAAAAATGATATAAGATAATTTCTGTCATGACAAATAGATTTCTCCCCTTGAAGTAATGGCACAGATCCAACCGGATGGAATCTTAACCCACGTTGCTCCGGCTTCATCCTTTTTGACATCCTTTACCGTGACTGTGGTTCCCTTTTTCAAGCACCCATCAGAATAAGCGTGTTTCATTCCATCTGCTGTCAGCTGTGCATACTCTTTGATCTGTCCCCAAACGGAAAAACGAACATGTAAGTGGTCAACTTTGGTTGTATAAGTTTTTCCAATCAAATAGGTCAATGGTTCTTTATATTCTTCATCCCATACCCTGCGGACGCGGACAAGATCATGCCTGCGAGTTACCGGAGAAATAACAACTCCTTTGCCCGGATTCTCTTTTGTGTTCTTACGACTACCCTGGCTTTCAATCATTTTTCCATAACCTATGTAGATAGCACAGTGAGTAACAGGAGAACCGAAGAATAAAAAATCACCGGGTTTCTCTAAACCAATCGGAATTTTCACACCCATATTTGCATAAGTTGCCGCATTATAGCGACCAACGGATGAACCTGCCATCCTCTGAACCTGGTAAAGCAATCCGGAACAGTCAAGTCCCTGTGCAGGAGTGTTACCACCCCACACATAAGGAGTACCAATTAAATTAGTAGCATATGCTACAAGTTCATTTGCTGTCATATAGCACCTACTTTCCAATCTGTTCGATTAACGTGTTCATTTTTTCCAAAGCAATCGTATTGTTTTTAATTACCTCAGAAAGTGTGTCAACTTCGTTTTTGTGTTCCTCGTTGAGTTTGTCAACTCTTGCATTAGTCTGATCGTACATGTACTTAACAAAGTATGCCATGACACAACAGCATACGATCGGAAACGCATAGTTTCCCAAGATAGTTAAAAATGTGTCCATCATGCTAACTCCTCTCAAAATAATCACTATTTATAGGTGCGTCTGGGACATGATCGACAAGCACTGTCGCTTGTACAGGAGTAGTTCCATTATTAACCATTGAAAATAAAGACGAATCCGGATATCCGTAATAGCTTTCAAAATTCAATTCAACAAATCCGTTGGAAGAGTTAAATTTAATAATTGGGGTTCCGTCATAATTTAATGTAACATCATTATGAGGAGAAGATACTATTAATCTTCTTATGCCTGTTTTTTTAAAAGGAAAATTCACAACTATAGAACCACCGGCAGGAATAGTTAATAATGCTGCTAACATATTATGCCCCCTCCCCCAGTACGTAAAGGACTGCGTTGTGTGTGAAATTATTCCAAGCGTTGAACCGGTAGTGATCAAAGATATTGTAATAGCCACCTGCTGCGTTGAATGGGGTAGCTGCTGAGTACATCCACTGATTGTTCACTCCCATTGCTCTACGATCATATAAAATACCAAGTACATATGGTAGATTTACCGCTGTCGTAGCTGTTTTGGAAACACCGGTCGCATCAATGATGTTAGGTTTAATGTTGATGGCTGGGCTGTCAAACTCCTGCCAGCCGTTTACAAGTTCTTTGTCGGCAATCTTTAACTGTTCATCACTAAAGACTGTCGGAAATACCTGTGTTTCGGAATCAATCCAGAAATCGGTATACATAAGCAGTTTCTGGTTCTCCGGACGTGTAAAGCGCAGGATATCTTTTCCAGTCAGATTCATGTGATACTTTGTCGTGCGATCCTGCATCTTTTTGGAATCTTTTTTGATTCTTGCAACCACAAAAGCCATGAAATCTCTGTGGTACTCCGGGCTTAAAAGCTGCTTTCTTGTCAGTTTTGTTCCATAGGCTGTATTGTACTCTTTTACAAGATCTACTTCATTTGTTCCAAGAGAGGAAATGCCTGCCATAAAGTTGAGTACCGTCAATCTGCGCTTTGCTTCATTTCTGGATTCAATATCATTATAGTAAGCAGTCATATAGCTACTTACAAACATGAGGAATTCTGCTTCATTTGAAAATGCTAATGCCAGCTGATCACGGAATCGTGTTATATGAGACTGTAAGACTTTGCTACCGTAGAATTTCAACTCCACTACTTTCGGGGCATTGATCTTGTACATGTCGACCGACTGACCATCAGCAAGCTGATTTTCATTCAAATCCGTGTTCCAATCCTGTGACGCTTCTGCATCCAGTGGAAGTGAAATAATCTCACGTGTGATAGCTCCCCAGCGTTCATTATTCTCAATGATTGACCGGAATACACCGGATCTGTATTTTTCCATTTCAAAGTAGGTTCTTCCACACCACTGACTTAATGCTTTTAAAGTTGGTTCTACGCCTGTCCGCAGCATTGTTTCACCAACAGACACAAAGGAACTTGTGTCCACTGCTTTGATGTTTTCACGTCCGGTAGCCATCTTGTATAAATCATTGATGATTAAATAGGCATCCTGGACTACTAAACTGTTTGCCATTTATTTACCCTCCTTAATTCATGAGTTTCATAAGGTCTTCTGCTACGTTGTCAGAAGTGCGCTGTGTTGTTCCGGTTTTTCCGGATGCTGACAGGTTCCCAGCCTGCAGGGTAGCAGTCAAAGTATTGATTGCTGTCAATAACGCTGTGTTTGTTGCATCCTGCCCCGGAGTTGGAACCTGTGCAGGACTAGTCTGCTGCTGAGTACCCTGTTCCGGAGTTGGAATCTGTCCAAGTCCGGACATGCTCTGAGCATTCAGAATCCCCATGATCTCATTTTTTGTAAATCCAAGTTTTCCAAGTTCTAAAATCTGATCTACTTTCATTTTTATCTCCTTTTCTGCCGGAAGTTAATTAAATAGGTCAACGCTTCCGGGTAATCATCCCACGGCATCCGCTTCCGGCGGTCGATGTAGCCACGTTGACCTAATTAAAATATAAGTTTATTTGAATAATTTGTCAATATAAAATTTTACTGAAATATTCTGATAACTTATCCTATTTGTCAGACGATAGCTATCAATCCAACTATAAAAGCATCTGAATTGGTCTTTTCCATGTTGGTTGTCTTCAAATACATCTTTACAAGACCCAGAGATATGATCCGACACATACAAATGAGCTTTTGATTTGTGCTCATAAATTGCTACTTTTCCAATCACACAAATAAGCTTGTATTGGCGTATATCCTCTGATCTGATAGCTGACACATCATCATATGCAAACTCATTTGAAAGTGCCATCTTTGCAAAGTCCGTATCACCCGATAAAGCACGATACAATGCAGTGTCTTTCTTTTTTTCAGAAATCGGGGAATCATTGATTAAAACTAAAATGATTCCTCGTTCTTTCAGCAAGGAAAATTCCTGCTTATTCTTTTTCATTCTCTCCAGGATTGGAAGCAAACCAAAAGCTTGTACAATCGGATTATCCAGTGTATTGGAATTGGAAGCAAGCCACCAGCGGAAGGGCTTCTTTCCTTGCAATTCCCTGTTTGCTGAAATCGTTTCTACAGCATTCAAAAAAGCATCATCTTCCCCACTGATTGCTTTTGCAATCTTCTCCGGTATAAACTCATCATAAATACCCTCAGAAAAATCAGATCCGGAGAAACCACGGTTGTTATGCATCGAGGTGAGACAAAAAGCCTCACCTCTGTATACTTCCTCTTCCTCAACCTGTTCTACAATCTTGATGCGCCCATACTCACCTCTGGGTTTTTCAAAATGAAAAAATTTATTCATATCTTTGTTAATGTCCAGCCACGGGTCAAACTCCGGAAGAAACACTTTTGCCAGCTGCTCTTTTGTCCGGCGCATGTAAATGATTTTTTCATTTTTTGAAAAAACATCATTGATAAAGTGCTGGAAGATCCCGTATGTTTTACCGGTTCGTCTTGCTCCAATGATAAAGATAAAATTAATTTTATTTTTATCGGCAAGCTGGACAATCCTTGGAACGTCCAACCACCCATTTTTATTATAGATATTCATTTACTGAAATCCACCTCCAGAGGTTGCAGGCTGCGAAGTCTGATTGCATTCCTTATACTTTTTAATGCAAGCATCCTGCAAAAGATTTGACCACTCTTTATCCAGAGAGTAAACGGAATTGTAATAGTTTCCATCTTTTCCTTTTTTGCTTGGGGATGACAAAAAAAGTCCATCATTCCCCTCAACCAGTGTAAGTCCTTTAATTACAAGTGTGTCATCAAGTTTAAGATCAATAAAAGCTTTTGTTTTTGAGTTACCGTTATATGGTTTGCAAGTGATTTTTACATTTGATTTTAACATGATTTTTTCTCCTTTTATTTACATAATCTTCTTGTTGGTTCAACCAGTTCCCAATTTGATGGTGCTGTCTCTTTTATAAAAATACAGCAATCATCACTATCAATGAGTGGGCAACCCTCGCATGTATTGTCTTTTGACGCACAATAATCTTTTATAGTAAGTAATGCATCATATAATTCATAAATTGCTGTCATCTTTGTACCTCCTTTACATCAATTCTAATGATATTTCCTACTTTGTATGCTATGATACTGATCTCATCATCCTCATAGCTAACTTTTCTCAGACTGCTTGTTCGCAGTGTTTCATAAATCTCTGACATGTCAATCATGGTTCTTCACCTCCTTAATCACCTAACAGCATCCAGACTTGACAGCTTGCAAACATGCAAGCAAAAGTGACGCAAGTCCAAAACAATGTACTCAAATCTTCTTTGTTTTCTTTCCAGAATTTTTTCATAGGTTACACCTCCTTTATACAGTTTAACTTATTTATGTTACAAAACTATTACAAATTTATAACAATTCTATTCATATACTGTATCTTCCATTTCAAATGGCAACGGCAATCCTGTTTCTTTATCATACGGAATCGTATGATCCAATTCATACTCTGTATCAGTCAACCGGATAGCACAGCCATATTCAATCCTGCATCCGTCAATGGTCAGTTCATTGATTCCATCATGAAAAAGATACTCCGTTTTCATTTTCCACTTGGGGTCCTGCCAATCATTCGCCCTGCGGTAGTTCCTGCGGAATGTAAGATCATTTTTGAAAATAAATCCTTTTCGAAAATTGGAAATATCATCATCAAGACAATATATCCCCTCTTTTGGCACTCCAGCGACCGTCAGATGCAAAGATGCATCTTTTTTTAAGCGGTAACAATACCGCTTACTACCCATCGTTATAAACTCACTGTATATTCCATCAAACTCAGCGATACCCAGACGGAATGTTTTTCCCTTATACTCAACTACTCCGATGTTTCTTTTTTGTGACATTTCAACGATGGACTGATTAAATCCATCCAGTTTATCATGATCCCAGTCTGTGCCTTTAACAGAGTCCGTATCAGAGTATAGCCATTTCCGGCAACAAGACCCCAACCGGAAAAGATATGCCTGTGCATAGGCTGTGATAAAAACTCCCCACTGGTAGGGCATAAAGCTGTTTTTATTTTTGTAAAACTTTTCAAGTTCTTTCTCTCTGTCCTCTGGCTCTTTTGCCTCCCACTCTCCGGATTCCATCAACTCAGTACATAAGATTTGAATGATCCGCTGTACTGTCATGCCGTACATTCCATTAAGTTCCCCTTTTGAGATCATATAGTTTGCTTCATCCAGACCTTTAAGGGTACATTTTTTAAAAAACAATTCCATCAAATAGCCAATGAACCACTCCGGCAAGTAGTCCTTTGTCGCTCTCATGACCTTTGACACGTCCGCCCATTCATAATCATAACTTGACAGGATGACTTCTAAATCCGGATCAGTAAATGGATATATGACAAGATCTGCATTTACAATCTTTCCATTGTCCAAATTATCATGGAACTGTTCTTTTTTGCTTTTTGCTTCCGGGAAAACACAAACTTTTGCTTTTGAAAAAGCAAGAGGTGGCATAGGGCAGTCTTTTTTCAACCTCAGATTCTTTAATCTTATATAACCGGAAAAAGCATAATCTTCTTTCAAGTCCATAATGTCTTTTAATGTTATACTATTTGTATAACAAAAGTTCGTCATAGGAAATTTGCAATAGCACATCCAAGCAATGTATGAGCTTGCAAAATCGTAGCATTCGACAGGTTCTTTTATCAATTGATTAACATAGTATCTGTTTGCATGCGTATATCCCCCATGATAGCAGTCAAGCATTTGGTCATACTGTTCAAGTGTTAATGCCATTTGCTCAAATTGCTTGCGCCATTTCTTGTCTTTTCTTGATCTTCTGCGGGCATTGGTTCGGATAAAACCAGTATTGGTTAGCGGACAGTTCGCCACGTTAAACCCTCTCTGATCTATGTATTTGCGCAGTGCCTTGCACAAACTTATCGTATCAGTACAGACATATGCTATTTCTTTTGCCGTACGTGGGCTTGCTGGTGTTCGAAACTTCTTATAGTCCCATGTTCCGACAGCTTTCTCAGTGGTTCCCATGTCTTTACAAAGCTTTTCTAACGATCGCTGTGTCAAGATAAGACTGTCACGGAACTCAATCCCCTGCCCTGTCCATTTCATAAAGATGTACTTATGAGTTTTAGCGGCTAATGATTTGTCCGGATTCCCCCATTTTTGGAAAAAATGATTTCTTAAAAATACATAGTCATACGGAAAGTTATGCACATAAAAGCGTACAAGGTGGCTGTCATCAGCATGTAATGTGGTACAGATCTTGTCTATCGTGTCTATCAGATCTGATACATGATTGCCATAGATGCAGCAATCATTCTCTATCGTGATTGTCCAATCAGTAACAAAACCAATGTTTTTGTTGAGATAGACAAAGGTTTCCGTGTCTACGGTTATGATTTTTTCATATACTCCAAGATAATGACCTGCGTTGGATCTCCGGATAAAATTACCATCAAATAAGCTCATATAATCATACTTTTTGAAGTATACAACCGGATATCCTGCTACTATCATTACTTTACCTCCCCTGCTATGGTCTGTACTTCAAAGCCTCAGACTCACCAGAAAAACCTAGCTCTTTTGCAATCGTATCAGCCATATCCGGATCTGTTCTTTCTCTGAATTTCTCCAAATCTTTTATGATCTCAGAAACAGTAGAATCATCCAGTTTGTGACTGATGATTCGCATTGTCTGTTTACTATCATAAAATCTTTGCAGCCACTTCCAAACCTCAGATTTGAAAAACAGCTTCATTTCCTCTTTTGACTTAAAATTGATTCCGTATTCAGTGCTGAGTGTTTTTTGACGTTTATCAATAATTTCTCTCCAACCTTGCACAGTGCTACTTTTTTCTTTCAATACTTTTTGTATGGCTTTGACCTGTGTTCTAGGTAACCCTTTATACTTTTCATTTTCCAAGTTTTCCGGGATGGTTGACCGTCCGGGAAAAAACCTTACAAGTAAATCTTGATAGTCAGCGTACGCTCCTCCTACTTCTGAATCAAATCCTTTTGCCTTTAATCTACGCATACGCTGATTAAGACGTTTTGCAAGCTGTCTGCGGAGATGTAAAGCCTCAGCAGTAGTCAGCATGTTTGGGTTTACGTTAAGTCCCTTTGAAGTGGTCGGGATTTTAGGATTTTTTGGCATTGTACAAAACCCCCTTCATATACTCATAAATGCTATCATAATCCTTGGTCGTTATGCGGAAATCCAATTCCGGTTTTTTAATGATTAAGTAAAGGTTTTCACAAACAATTCTTGCATCGTTAATGGTATCATAGACTATAGCAACATAAGATTCATCAGTATCATTACTCTGTATAATTATCTTAGAGGATGATCTGGTATACATAGTTTTCCGTGTTAATCTTTTAATTGTAATAATCATTTCCTCATATTCTAATTCAATGATGCTAGCCCTGCTAAGTTCTGGACTTGATTTCATACAAGTTACTACCGGGGCTTTTATTCCGCTATTGGTATATTTGATTTTTGTGTATTTTGAGTTCATTTAGTGTTCCTCCTATTCAAATCCTTTTTCTTTCATTTCGTGTTCAAGATTTTTAATTCTTTCCAAAGTTCTTTTTCATGTGCTAATTCATATAATCTTGCTTCACTCATCATTTCACCCTCCTGCCTAGTTGGCTGTGCTGTATTGATTTGTTGAGTTTATTATAGTCCAAATGAACTAATATGTCAACAGGATAAGTGACAGACTTTGTGTGATATTGTCAGACAATTTAATGTTATAGTTGCCTAGCAAGAACCATGCCAGTTTTGCAATTATGAACAAAATATGAACAGATTGGGGAAATGTTCACAATTTGTTCACAGGTTTACCTTGCCAAGTTT